GCTCCAGCATCGCGTTGTTGACGCGGGGCGCGGGCCTGTCGTCGGCGCGGGCGCGCGGCGAGACGACCTTCCGCTGGCAAGACCCCAAGACCGGCAAGGTGCAGACCTACACGACCGCCCGCGCCGCCGCGAATGCTTGGTTGAAGGTGAGCGCGCCACGCTCGGCGAGGATGTTGGCAAGCGGGTCGGCCATGTCAGTCTTGGCTAAAGTTAACAAACGGAGCGACTGCGGACGGAGCGGTCACGGCAAACCCTCGGCCAACAGCGCCGCTGAACATTGTACGTCGCTCTTTCCGCGCAAGCGCAGAATTGATTGCGTCCAACGCCGCGTCGGGCTTCTGATACATCAGCACCGCAAGCTCGTTGGCGGCGCGATCGTTTACCCGCTGGCGCAGGTTCTGGCTGATGCGAAGCGCCAAGCTGAGTTCTTGATTGAGCGTTGAATACCCGGCAACTGGCGATGTCTGCTCGACCGCTTCAGACGCAAGCCGCTGCGCCGCAGGACGCGGTGCGGCAACGCCCAGCGTTGCCAACCCCTCGGCGCGCTGAAACCGCGCGATGTCGGCGGCGACGGACGCCAAGTCAGTCAGTTCTTCGCGGGTAAAGTTGCCTGTCAACTGCTGCACTTTCGGCACGACCCGCGCGTCGGGCAGCGACCGGACCAGCGATGCAGACACCTTCTGCAACTGACCCGCGCGTTCGACGAGTGACTCCAGATCTGCAAACCCATCTTTGCCCATGACCTGCTTGATGCTGGCGCTGCTGTCGGCCAGTAGCTTGACGGCGGCCCCCACGTTTGGCTTGTCGCCCGTCAGCATGTTTGTGATGCGCTGCACAATCGACGCTTGAATAGCCTCGCGACCGTCAGGCGTCAGCCGACGCAGCGCGTCCGACATCTGCGACGAACTGGCAAGCAGCGACTGCACGATGTCTTGTGCGTTCTCTTGCCCGTAGACGCCGCGCAAAGACGCCACTTCGTCCAGCCCTTGAGTGATCCGTGCGGCTTCCGTTTGGATGGACTGCAACCGCTGACCAATTGGCAGCCCGCTCTGCTCCATCAACTGCAACTTCTCTGCGTTGTCATACAGGAACTTGGCGGCTTTGTTGGGGTCAAGGCGGCGGGTAGCCGGGTCGATCACCGCGTCGCGGAACATCGCTTCAATGCCTTGCCCGAACGCCGCGCGGGCTTGCGGGTCTTGCCCAAAAGTCGTGAAGAACTGCCGCGTGTCTTCTGGATTCTTGAAGTAAGCGGCGACAGCATTTTCCGGCAGGATGCGCGTCTCGCCAAAAGTCGTGTCTTTCAACAGCTGCCCGGTGACGTTGTCTTTGAACGCGGGTTTGAACCGCGTCCGATATGTTTCCAAAGCCGTGCCGTACAACTGTTTGGCCTCGTCTGACAGATTTGTAGCGTTGGAAATCACTTCGTCAATTTGACGGTGCAGCGCGTATAGATCGGGCGCCTGCGCCGGCGTCAGCCCCGCCATGCTGCGCTGCGCGCTGGCGATGTCAGAGTTGATCGCTTTGCGGAGGGCGTCAAGCTCTTCCAGCGTCATCGTAGGCGGCGTCTCACCGGTCACGACACGTTGCGGGCGCCCGCGTGAGCTGACGCGCGTCTCGACGACAGGTCGCGCCTCCAGCCGCGCCAACACGCGGGCAACGGACGGCATTGACTCCGGCGCGAACTCGGCCAGCGGTCGTCCGAGGGCAGCGCGCGCGGCGTCCGCGATCGGCGTAACGTCGATCGGCGTGTCGCCCGCAGCCTCAAACGCGGCTCTGTATGCTGGCTGCACTTCTTGCGCGCGCACTTGCCGTTGCAGTGCCTGCGCGCGCGACTGGATGATTTCGCCAGGTGCCTCGCCCGCAGCGGCGACTTGCTGCGGGGGCAGGCGGCCTCGAAGCGACTGCATCAAGCTGTTGAGGTTTTGTTCTTCAGCAGCAAGTTGCCGCTGTAGCGTGTTCCTGACTTCAGACAACCGCGTCAGATCCGCCGGCGCCAGTTGCGTGCCTTCTTGCACCAGTTCTTGCGACACCCGGTCAAGCTGCCCCTGCAAGAACCCCATGTTTTTGTTGATGGCATCAAACTGAATTTGCGCCGCTTTGGGCGCCCGCCGCAATCGGTTCTGCAACGCGGCCAACTCTAGACTGTCAACACCGCCCTCGACTGCACGCTCACCCACAGACGGCGTGTACCCAGGCGTTACTTTCATGTTCTGCGTGCGGATCAGCGCGTTCCGCAACGCCTCCCCGCCCGATTCCAGCAGGGCGTTTTCGGCGACTGTCTCGGGACGGGTGAACGTAAGATCTCTTATGGTCCTTAAGCCGCCCAGCGCAAGCCGCGCAACGGGCGCGAGCGTCGCCCCAACCACACCCCCCATCAGCGCGTCGGCTGGATTAAAAGGGACTGTTCCAGCAACGCCTGCTGCGCCGCCGCCCGCCAAGCGAAGCCCGATACCGCCCAAGCCTTTGGTGGGCACTTCAAACCCGCCTGTCTTGATCGCTTGACCAAGCGCCGGTGCGACGCGCCCTACCGCAGCGCCCACGCCCCGCACAATCGGCATCCCGGCGGTAATCTCTGCCCCTAACTGCCCGACCCCGTAAGCAGTAGACTCGGGATCGACGTTGAACCGCTCTTGCATGTAGCGGTCCAGTTGGCTTCGTTCAGGCAACCCTGGCATCCCGGTCGTTTTTGCCAGCCCCATCAACGCCCTGACTGCGCCTGCGGTTAAGTTGCGTTCGGTCTCTTCTGACATGCCCAGCGCGCGAAAGGGGCCGCCGCGCTCGCTGGGGATAGCGTCAGTAGGAGGCGTGGGTTGGTAAGCTTCCCACGGCGACGCAGGCTTTTGTTGGTACGCTTCCCACGGTCCGGCCATGTCAGTCTACCTTTTCCCAACTGTTGCGGTTGGCAGGATCGCCGCCTTTGAAGCGGTATCCTTGTTGCACGTCACCGACGCGAGGCGGCGCAGGCACAGTCTGGGCGGCAGCGGGCGTTGACGGCGCGGGAGGCTGATCCCCGACGGCGCCGCGTGACGCTGGTTGAGCGCCCTCCCGGTATGCGTAAGTATCCTCAAACGCTTGTCGTACACGCAGTTTTGACGATCGCAACGTAGATTGAACGTCCCGAAAACCGCGGATTAAGTCGCCTTTGCTTTGTGTGCGTTTGGTCACGCCAAACGCATCGCGCAGATACTGGTTTTCTTGATTGGAAACGTTACCCAGCGCGCCGCCAGTAGGGGACGCATCTCGCATAGATTGCAGTTCATTGAAACCGCCTTGAGCCATAATTGTGTTATACAAGGCTTCCGCACGGCGCCCCGCCTCCGTAATGCCAACGATCCGTCCGCCGATCAGGCCGGTGATTTCATTAACGCCTGGGTGATTGACAAATTCTTCAATTAGCTTGTCCAACTTATCGACTTTTGCTTCAAAAGCGACCAGCGCCTGCTGCGCGGCAGGCAGTTTTGCTTCGCGTTGTTGCCGCTCGCGGGGCGACAATCCTTCAATAAATTGAGGCGGCGTTTTTCCAATTGCTTCTTCGCGAGTAGCGTAAGTAACTTGGCCAGTTTTTGGGTCGACAACCGGCACTGGCGTTTGAATTGTAACGCCTTGCTTATAGTTATCAATTGCTGTTTGATACGCTTTGAATTCGGCCGTATCAGGCGTAAACTGTTTTTGTTCAGCAAGAAGTTTTGCCAGTTCAGTCGGCCCCACCGGGCGTGCCGGCAACGTGCCTCCCAACTCGGCTTGGCGAACGGCAATTCCAGCCTGCGCTTCTTCGGTCCGTGCGCGCGTCAGAGCGGCCTGTTCGGCCGTCTGCGGGCGTGCGCCGACTTCACGAGTTGCGACCGTCTCTGCTGGGCCGCCGCCGTACCTGTTCAAAGCCAATACTTCTCGGACGTTGCCGCCGTCAATCGACTCAAACACGCGCTCGTACAGCTTTTCGGCGTCCAACATGATGTTGCGTTTGACGTCGGGCGTGAACTCTTGCGGCAAGACATCGGCCAAGCCGGGCAGCAGTCTAGCGGTCTGCGCGCGCCACGAAGCAAACTGTTCCGGTGACTCAACTGCGCCCAAGCCAAACCGCATCAGCTTGATCTTTTCCGGAATTGTTTGCGCTTCCGCCAACTCGGCTTTCCGCCGCGCTTCTTGCCCTTGCAGCAGCGAACTATACATCTGCCGACCCGGCGCGCCGAACGCCAACGCCGCTGCCGGGTTATTTTGCAGATCCTGCGGCGTCAGTCGGAGCAGCGCGTTCTCTTGCTCCTGCGCGCGCATCAGTTGAGCCGCTTGCAGACGACGCAGTTCGTTCGCTTCGCGCTGGCCCTCAAGCTGCGAGATCAACGCCAGCGTGTTCGCGGTCTGCGGCGCTTGGAACTGGGGCATCTGAAACCCCATCGCGATTTGCGGCATGATGGCCATGGTTTAACCTCCCGGTCCCATGTTCGACCAAGCGTACCCGCCAGACGGGCCATAGCCGATCGTGTTTTGATAAGCGGCCGTTGGGATGTAGCCGCTTGACGGCATATTCTGCCGCGCCAAGTAGTCCGACAGCATCTGATTTTGCTGGTACTGATTGTAGAGGTTGAACCCTTGGCCAACGCTGCCCGCCAGCGCGTTCGCCGACCCGATCGTGCCGGCGGCTTGCGCCGCCCCCATCGCACCCAGCCCGGCCGCTTGCGCGCCGCCCAAGTTCGCCATCTGACCCGCAATGCCCGACGCCAGCCCTTGGCCCGACTGGACCTGCTGCATCAGCGGCAGGAGGCGCGCGCTGCGCTCGCCCGCGAACTGGCCGTACTCCATCGACCCCAACCCGGCCCGTGCAGCTCGGTCGGCTTGGAACCGCTGGAAGGCGTTCTGGTACTCCTGCGACGCCAGCCCCTGACCGTACCGCTGGAGCGCCTTGCCGGTGCCGCCTGACAGCAGACCGCCACGGGCGGCGGCGCTCCGCTCCAGCGCCTTCAGCCCCTCGGACAGCCGGAACCCGTAGCCGGGGTCGGCCTCGAAGTTGAACTGCTCGCCCGCCAGTTCAGCCGGCGACAGGCCGGCGCTGGCCCGGTACTGCTGCGGGTTGCGAAGCTCCTGCATCAGCATGTTCTGGGCTTCCAGACCGCCCTGCCGGAACGGCTCCTGCAACTCCAGCCCACGGTTGAACATCCGCTCCTGCGACGCAATCCCTTCGCGGGTCGCGGCGGCTTGCGTGCGGGCGGCGCTCCGGGCGGCGCTGGAGCCGAACAGACCCGAGAGGATCGATCCGCCGATAAGAGCTTCAATCATGACTCACTCCCAACGCCGCTTTGATTTCGTCGGGCGTTTTAGCTGCGTCGATGGCAGTTTGCATCAGGTCGTACTTTACGCGAATCTTGGCGCGCTCGGCTTCCGCAGCCTGTGCGGACTTGCCGGGAATCTGCTTGGCGATGACCTCGTCGTGCGGCGCAAACTCTTCCGCCCGCGCTGCCCTGCGGCGATCATGCGCGATCAGCTTCGCTTTGTCCAGATGCACCTTAATCGTTTTGCCATCCTTGACCCAAGCGTTGCGGAAGGTCCGGTCGGTCGGCACCGTGTCGACGATCTCATGCGCGACACCAGGCGGCACAACGCGCGCCGCCAGGTCTTCGATCGTGTGGTCTTGCAGGAACTCGTCGGTCGGAATGACGATCGCCACGCCGCCGTCGGGTTTCGGGTAGATGATTCGCATGGTGCTCACCTGAAGATTGCGACCGTGTAATAGCTTGTGTCAAACAATCCGCCGCCGCCACCGCCGGTCGGGTACAGATTGACCCTGACAGACCCAGTTGCAAACGGATTGCCGCCGGTGTACAGCGTAGCCAAGCAACGGCTCACCCCGTTTGATTCTGCCGGTGCGGACACGCTGACTGCGTAGTTGGCGTCCGGCATCGCGTTCGTAAAGTTGATGGTGTAGTCACCTGCACCGTTGTCTGTGATGCTGCTGACGTTCCCGCTTGCGCGGGCGGTTGGGGTGCCCGTACCGTCAAAGTTGATCCACGCCCGGCAGCCGTAGGCGGTCGCGACCGAGCCGTAGCCGCTGTTCATCTGCCAAAGGCCGGTCGAGGTCAGCCGTGCTTGCTGCGCTGCGGCAGCGCCCGCTGCCATGACCTTGAACGACAGATCAAAGTCTTCAGACGCCGCCGTCACGTCGGTGGTGATGGCCTCGATGGTCGCGCCGATCTCGGTGTTGCCCGCTGCCGTCTCGGTCGCGAACTGCATCCCGACACCGATCCCGTTGGCGGGTGTGCCGCTCGACTGTGAGTCGATCCGCAGGATCTGCGTCACGGCGTTGGTCGTGGCGGTCGTCTTCTGCGCGTGCAGCCGGACCGCCGGCGCGTTTGTACCGACTCCGACGTCGCCGGTGCTTTTGATGCGGACGTTTTCAGCCGCCGCAGCACCGCCTGCCATCGTACTGAACACTAGATCGAAGTCTTCTGACGCAGCGGTGACGTCGGTAGTGATCGCTTCAATGACAGCGCCGATCTCTGTGTTGCCGGCGGCTGTTTCTGCGGCAAACTGCATGCCGACGCCGATGCCTGCCGCAGGCGTTCCAGATGACTGCGAGTCGACCCGCAGCACGTTGGTGACGGCGTTGGTCGTAGCGGACGTCTGCTGGACGTGCATCTTGACGCTTGGCGTGTTGGTGCCGACACCGACAAAGTCGGCCGAAGCGTCAACAAACAGCAGGTTGGGGTCGGTGTCGCCCTCGACGCGGAAGTCCTTGTCGGCCCCCGCCTCGTTGAACACCGCCGCGCCGTTGACCGTCATGTCGCCGGTCAGCGTGAAATTGCCGGTCTGCGTGATGTTGCCCGTCTGGGCAAAATCGCCGTACAGCGTCACGTCCACGTCGTTTGCGCCGCCGGTCTGGCCGATCGTCATCGCTGTGCTGTTGGACCGCAGCACAGGCACGCCTCCCGCAGCAATGCCTACTTGGCCTATCGCTGCCAAGTACATGCCGGTCGTCGTGTCCGCCGAAAACGTGTACGGCGGCGCGGCTGCCGAGCCGCTGGTCGCAAGGATCTGCGAGGTGTTGATCGCGTTTGAGACGTTGTCGACCGTCCAGATCGTAGCGTCCGCAGCCGTCTTCAGCACGAACTTGTACGACACGCTAGTCAACCAGACGTTAGCCTCGCCGCGCGAGTCCAGAATGATCGGGTTGGTGTTGGGCGTGCTGGCACTGGAGTCAGTGTAGGTCGCAAGCGGCGTGCTGGTGCCCGCTGCGTAGGTGTATAGCTTGCCTCCGACCAACGGGTTGCCGTCGTTGTCAAAAAACTGGAGCTTGGGAGATGACGACAGGTTCGCGCTCATACCGACACCTCAAAAACGGTGAGTATCGCAGAAGGGATGGCTGGGCAGAAAGCAGTTGTCGGTTCGGAAACGATTCGTAACGACGTGTCGTCCACGGCCCACATCAACTCGAAGTATGAATTGCCTTGCAAGTCCAGCATGAAACTCCACGACGCGACCAACTCGGAATTGTTGCCTTTAATGCGGACGCGGCTTGCAGAGTCTGGTACGTCAACCCCGTTGATGCGGGGCCAGATGAAGACCAAGCCATCGCTGCCAGACGTCTTGTCAAGCTGCAACGAGAACTGAAAGTTGTAGGTCGACGTGTCGGGGACGTAAATCCGCGACGTAGGCGTGCCGATGCCGATGTTGTAGGACGTGAACGTGTTGTTGAACGTCACAGCATACGGCGTGTCGATAAGCGCCGCCGTTTGCGTGGTGGTGTCGTAGAACGACCCGTGGCGCGTCTTGCGGCCCAAGAATCGATACCACTGGCGCGAGACAAAGTTCTGATCCTCGATCAGAAACGGCACCCGTTGTGACGGGATGCGGTACGGTTGCGGGTTAGGCATTGGTGCCGCTCACGCGCAACTGTGCGCCCATGATTGCGATCTTGACCGGGTCCGTGCCGCTCAACTCGTAGACGCGATCGCGCAGCCGCTCCGTCATGCCCAGACGCCGCCAGATGACGCGCTGCCCCGTCTCGCCAATCTTGCCCATCGAGCGCCAGTGTTCGTTCGACCAGGTGTGCCCGCCGTCGTCCGACCACCGCAGCATCATCTGCGGGTCGCTGCCTTGGCCTGTGTTCAGCCCCACGCCCGCCTCGCAGTCGATCTGAAGCGCGTGCTGCGCCGTCCGGTTCAGGTTGTTTTCGCCGGTCGGCAGCGCCCGCCACGACCGCAGCCACCGCTGGACGTCGCTGTCGTCCGCGTAGGTGTCTAGGCTGAACTGGTAGATCTTGCCGTTCAGGTAGTCGCCGACCACGATCGTGCCGTTGTAGGCGACCATGCAGTTGGCGCGGTGCCGGGTGAACTGGCTCGCCACCCAGCCCGCCCGCTCATGCCAGCGCCCGGTCGCCAAGTCATAAACCCACGTCTTGCCTGCGGCCGGGAAGGTCAGGACGTAGAACTGATGCCCGTCCTGCTGATAGACCATCGCAATCGCGTCGTCGATCTGATCGTAAGACTGAATCGCATACTCCATCGCGTGCGTGCTGATGCGCTGGCCGATGTAGCCGTTCGAGACGTAAACGATCCCTTGGCCCTCGGCGTTGCGGCCAAGCCAGAACACTCGATTGGCGAGCTTGGCGACCGAGTACTGGGCGACGCAGCCTAGTTCGTTGAAAGCGCCGGTGATGCGCTCAAGCGGGAAGTCGACCCCGCCCGCGTCGAACCAGACCTCGGTCGTGAACGTGCCGAAGACCCAGATCTCACGGTTGCTGACCACAACGGCCAGGATGTTGTCCGGCGCGCCCTCGGCGCTTGCGAAGTCAAGCGGGTCGACCGACGTGCCGTCCAGCAACTCGGTCACCCACAGCTTCTGGCTGTCAGGCTCGCTGAAGACGAAGTAACCGTCGATGTAGCCGACCGAGGACGCGCCGGGGAAGTCCGGATCGGTGATCTGCGCGAACGCCGTCGTGCTGGCGTTGTAGATGTAGCTGGTGCCGGCGGCGTCGCCGCACGCGAGGAACAACTGCGTGCCGTTGTCGGCCATCGTGACCTGACCCGTCCCGACATTGCTGCCGATTGTGCCACGCAGCGTGGCGTTGAACGAACTGTCGACCTCCCACAGCTTTGTCTGCGGGTAGGGCAGCGTTGCGGGCGCCTCGGCAGTGACAACGTAGAGCTTGCCGCCAAAGACGTGCAGCCCCCGCACCGGGCCGTCGTCTAGCGTGGCGACTGGCGAGCCGCCCACCTTGATCGTCAACGGCTTCAGCCCCGGCGCGCGTTGCAGGAACGCAGGCTCCTTGCCTCCTTCCGAGACGATTTCTGGGAAGAGGTTGACGCACCGGTCGTTCGCAGCGTTGATGCTGCGCGCGACGTAGGAGGCGCCGAGGATGGGCGAGTCCATCAGTACCCGCCCGAGAAGATGTTGAACCGCTGCCGGCGACGGTTCACCAGACTGTACGGCATCGCCATAATGTCGTCAGGATTGTTGATCCGCTTCAGGTTGCGCTTGGACGTCATCGCGATCCGCTGGACCTGCGGCGTCGGCTCGACGCCAAACTCGGGCGCAAGTTCCATCGCCAGACAGTACCTGAACGCCCGCAGGTAGCCTGGCGGGAAGTTCAGCGTGGTGTTGAGCGTGGCAGCCTGCGTGAGCGCCTGCACCGATACCAGATGGAACTCCAGATCCTTGGTCGGGCGCGGGTACAAGTACATCTCGATGTCGGGGAAAGTCATGTTGACCCACATGACCTGCGGATAGGTGCTGCCCGCCGTCTTGAGCGCGATCCCGTTGTACTGATCCTGATTGATGAACAGCACGTCATACGACAGGTTGTTCTGCGGATCTTTGAAGTAGGTGCTGTCGTCCAGCAGGATCGGCCGCGTGCCGACAAAGTCGCCGGTCGGCCCGTAGGTGCGCTTGATGGTCTGCGCCGGCCAAGTGAAGACGTCATCGCGCGTCGAGAACACCGACAGCCGCTCGGTGCTCCAACTGTCCAGCATCTGGTTCATCGCGACAAGCGCGTCTGCCGACGTCTCGGGCGACGGCGTCTCGCCCTCGGCCAACTGGCCCAGCAGGCGCAGCGCACCGTTGATCAGATCACCGGCTGACGTCGACATGGGTTGACTCCCGGCGGCGGCGCGGCCGCAATTCGTTCACCGGCTCCGGTGCCGGCTCTTCGCCCGGAGTATACCTCTCCCAGCCGTGCTTTTCATCCTGCTCGGCTTCTAATTCAAGGGTGGCAATTTTTTCCCCGTGAACCGGGTGCTTCATGTAGATGAGGGGCATAAGTAGAACGGGGGCCGAAGCCCCCGCCCGTTTAGTTGCCAGCCATTACAACCCAGTTCGTGCCGTCTTCGCAAACCAAGATCGCCCAAGCACCTGCGGACGCCGCCAGAATGGCGGTGCCGGCAGTACCCGAGGTACGAGGCTTGACGTTGGACGACGCCGAGATCAGGGTGTAAGTAGCCGACAGATTTTTGACAAAGACCGTCCGACCGATGTAATCGGCGCCGCTCGGCAACGTCACCGTGACGTTGGCCGCAGCGCCGTTGGCGATGACAAAGTTCTCCTCTTCGCCCAGCGTAAAGCTGGCGGTCTTGGTGACCGGAGCATTGAGATAGAACGCCGACAAAGCCGGGTCAGAATAGGCCACGCCAACAGGTTTGTTGTTCGCTGCCATGTGCTTGCTCCTTTACGCGATCTTGTAGACCGTGTACGCACCCTCGGCCGTTTTGCGAAACCGGAACGCGGCGCTGGAGGTGATTGCCACCGCCACAAACGCATTCCCGCCGTCGGTCAAACCCGTTGCCGTTGCAAGCGTGACAGTACCGGCCGACGTCCCGGTGTTCACGATGAACAGATCAAACGTGCTGCCAACCGTTGCATTCGGCAGCGCCGCGTCGATCAGCGCAGCGGTCGGCAGCGTGTAGGTCGCAGCCGAGGTCGAGGGGTTCGCTACCAGCATACCGCCCAAGATTTGAGCAGCAGACAAGGTCGCGGTTGCAGTAGCGGTTAGCGGCGCGTCCGCATAACCCATCGTGGTTTCAGCGCGGTTCCCCGCGCCAAGCTGATAGCCACCAGCACCATTAGGAATAGCCATGATTATATCCTTTCAAAAAATGATTGAAAGGGGCCAAAGCCCCTTCCTTTAGCCCCACATCCGGACAGCCATCTGCGGCCGAATGACCGAGTAGCCGTACAGCACGTCGATCCGGCACGGCAGGCGGTCGTTGTTGATGTCGTACTGACGCACGACACGCAGACTGATGCCGTTGTGGACCTGCCGGCTCGCCATGTCGACACCCTGCGGCATCACCAGATCAGCCGTCGCGAACGTGATGGCGTCGCGGTGGTAGATGAGGTTCTGCGGGTACTGGGTGCTGGCGCTGCCGAGGAACGTGACAGTGGCGGTCGCTTGCGGGAACGAGTCTACGGTAGCCAGAGCGTTTGCGGACGTGTAGATCGCCGGGCTAACGCTGACCGTGTACGCGCCTGCAACAGCAGTGGCGTCGGCGGTCGCAACGAACTGCTGGAGCGACCCAGTCGACTCACGGGTCTGCGGGTTGACCGCATACACGTTAGCGATGGTGAAGACGTCGCCCTTCTTGATCGTTTGCGTACCAGTGCCAGTGATGGCAATGGTGGTCGCGCCTTGGGTCGACACGGTCGTGGTGACAGTGTGCGCGCCCGTGCGGGTGCCGGTCGTGTGCTGCTTGATCGACTGGCTCATGTTCATCTCTTCGTACCCGAGGATACCTTCAGCCATCAGTCCAGACTTGAACTGTTTGCTGATGGTCGACACCGGGTTGAAGAGACCCTTCATGCCTTCGACCAGCGCGGCGTTGGCAGCCGGGTTGACCGTGGCATAGCGGGGCGACATGACCGCAGCCGCTTCGTTCAGCTTCTGCTGGGCTTGGAGCAGCACCAGACTGGTTCCAGGAGTCGTGCCAGGCGTACCAACCGACTGGTAGATGTTCTGGAACGAATTGGCAACGTCGGCGTCGATGCTCGCCGCCAACTGACTCACGCGAGGCTTCAGCACGCGCTCGGCGAAGTCGTCGAGCTGCATGGTGAGTTCTGCGGTCGTGAAGTTGACGCCGATGTGCTTCTGGGTGGCGACGGTCAGCGTGGTGTACTGCTCGTTGTCGTCCTGCACTTGCAGCGCCGCGCCGTCGGTGACCAGCGCGCGATCCGGCAGACGGATACGCAGCGTGGAGCCGATCTTCGCACCTTCCTGCGCGAAACTGTCATCGTACTGGCGGTTCACAGTACGGGTAATCACAAGGTTGTTCTCAAGAATTTCGAGAATCTTCCTCGTGATCATGTCAATCGTAAGAAGTGAGTTAGCCACTTTAGATTCCTTTCAATTAGGCGTTAAGCCGTGCTTTGATTGCCCGAATCTGTCGCTGCCGTTCAGCTTCGATCCATTCCGACGTTGACAGAGCACTGACCGATCTCGGGTCGGTGGTGTCGTACTTCGGCGAATTGGATCGGGCCGAGGTGACTGGCGCGATGGGTTCGGGCGCCTTGGTTGCTTGTTTGACGGCGGGAGGGTTGGCGACCAGTTTGGCCTCAATCCTTCCGATCTCTTTAGCTTGCAGGAACGGCGGCAGATTGGCGATCCGAGCGGCTTCTTTCGGATTGGACCCAAGGTGATACGCAATGTCGGGGCCAATGTCAGATGCCTGGATCGTTTGCGCCATGACCGTCGTGACGCGCAGGTTCGGGTTGTAGACGACTTGCTCAAAGTCTTCGTACTTGTCCCGAGCCGACTCTTCACGCTCGGCGTAGCTTTCCAGCAGTTCCGTCTGTTGCCGCTCAAGTTCCCGCTGTTCAACCAGTTCTTGAGCCTTTTTCTCTGCCAACGCTTGCGCGTAGGCGTCAACTGACTCGAACTGATCTGCGGGCGGAACCTCTTTTGGCTCGGGCGGCGCTGCGGGTTGGCGTTGCTGGCGCTCCCACTTCCGCTGCTCTTTCGCAAGCCTCTTGCGAACAATGTCGTCCAACTCTTCTTGAGTGAACGTCTTGGCCGGCGTATCGGGTGCGGCAGCCTGTTCAGGCTGCTGCGGCGGTTGGTCTGAAGCCGTTTCAGGGACCGCTGGCGCGGATTCAAGCTCCGCTAGCTGATTTTCTTGCATGACCTACTCTTTCGAGTGCCCAGTGGGCCGCACTGGTACGGGTATAGTACATCAAACTGCAAGTGCTGCAACCTTGTCTTGGAACGCTTTGATGCGCGCGTCCAACGCAATACGGTCTGATTTCACTTTTGCCTCACGCGCAACCAAGTCGGCTTCCTGCGCGTCAAGGTTAGTCTGCAAAGCGGTCAACTGCGCCTCGCGCTTGGTAAGCTCGGCTGTTTTGACGTTGTAGTTGTTGTCAAAATCTTTCTCGCGCTTGGCAAGCGTCTTCAGCGTATCGTCCAACTTCTTTTGCGCCGCAGCAAGCTCACCCATTTTTCCGTCGTACTCGGCCTTGGCCGTGTTGACCAAATTAGCCGCTTGCGCGCGGGCGTCGGCAAGGACGGCTTGCGCTTCTGTCCGAAGACGGTTGGCGTCGTCGACCGCAGTCATTGCACCTTGCCGTTTTGCCAGTTCATCGCGCAGCTTTGCCATCGCTGCCAGGTCTTTTGGCAACTGGTTGGTAAAGTAGTCGACGTAGTCGATGGGTGCGTTGTCGTTGAAGACGTTCATGGCTGCCTCATGCGTAGTAGCTGATGTTCAGCTTGGCGGTGCCGACTTGCTCAATAAACTGGATCTTTGTCAGATCGCCATCGTACTGCAAGGTAACGCCGTTTGCCAGAGGCATACCGACGCTTGCAGTCGGTGCGGTGCCGTCGTCACGCCACCGCACCGCAGCTCCTTCGGGGATGATGATGGCAATCGACGGTTTGCAAGACAGTCCGTTGACGTCAACAGACGGCACCGTTAGCCCGGCCGCTGCCGACAGACTGGTGATCTGCTCGTAGCCAAGTCGAGTGGTGATTGCTTTCAAATTCATAGCCATGTTCAAAATCTCCAGCGTTCAGTGAACGTGCGAAGTTTGATGTAGTAGTTGTCGTAGGTCGGCAGCGGGGGAACCGGGCCTGGCCCAAATTCCGGCAACGAACAGAACGGCAACTCCGAAAAAGACGCAAACCCAAACATACTACACCTCCTCGCTTTCCGGGGGAGGCGCTATCTCCAAAACCCAAACCTGACGCCACACACCGTCAGCATCCTGCTGCGGATCTTGCTCGACCGCAATCATGCCGGATTGCCTCGGCATCTCTGTCGGCAACACCAGCGGAATTCCCTCGGCTTGCAGAAGTTCGACGTTGACGTTTGCGGGGATGCTGCCATCGGGATTGAGGAGGAACTGTCTTGGCATTTTGTCCTCGTCAGAAGAAAGTCACGACACGAACGTAGCCGTTGCCACCGTTGCCGCCTGCACCTGAATTCACACCGTGCCCGGCCCCGCCACCGCCGCCACCACCACCGGGATAGCCACCGTTGCCGCCTGCACCCGCTGTGACGTCTCCAGACCCGCCGGCGCCGCCGCCGCTTCCGCCCACGAAATAAGAACTGGCATCGCTGCCGTTGCTGCCATTGTTATTGCCAAGTCCACCCGTCCCACCACCAGCTGTGCTGGCGGAAGACGTCGAATAGGCTGCACCACCGAAACCACCTGACCCGCCAGTACTTACTGTTGTGCTGCCCCCGTTAAATCCCGCAGCACCGCCACCACCACCACCTCGGTAGCCTCCCCTTGCGCCGTTTCCGCCTGTTCCGCCAGCCCCTCCACTACTTCCGGTTGCAGTATATAAGCTACCGGAAAACGCAATTCCTTCAGGGCCACTTCCCCCGCCGCTTCCCCCGGCTGCAGATGTTGTTGATCCCCCTCCTCCACCTGAACCTGCTCTGGCCAATGCCCATGTACCAAAGGACGAATTGCTGCCTGCACTTCCGCCGCTCCCGTTTGAATCGTCCGCCGTTTGAGCCGCACCACCAGTTCCGCCTGCGCCAACGGTCACGGTTTCGGTCGCGCCCAAGGCAGAAGCAGGAATCCAAAGCTCTGCCCTGCCACCAGCACCGCCGCCACCGCCACCGAAAGCAGCCGTCGCAGACGATGCAAGCGCCCTGCGTCGCCCTGAACCTCCACCCGACCCGCCGGCAAAAACCAGAACATAGACGAATTTGGCCCCGGCAGGCTTCGTCCACGTTGATGTGCCAGTTGCTGTGAACTCTTGGATGTCTGCGCTCGATATGCCTCCACCAATTGCAGAACCATTCAGCAACAGGCTCGTGCCGTTGGATGACAGGGTGACCGCTGACCCTGATCCAGTGTTGTCGATATTTACTGCGCCCATGCGCGGTCCTTATGCGTGTTTGACTTGCG